ACCAAAGCATTACGCACGTAAGTTTAGGAACCCCTTCCTCACCGTTTATAAACACGCGTTACGCCATGAGTATTTTTGTGCGTACACACAGGAGTGGGAGGAAGCTTGGAGGCAAGGAAAGAGCGGTAGCAAATTACGCAACATTGATGAATCCCGGCGTCTCGATCAACCCGCCCCCAATCGTGGGAAGTCCTTTGTCAAGTTTGAGATTTCGTGTAAAGCACCGACAAAGGCACGCCTGATCCAGGCCAACCACAATGAGTGCACGGCATACGAATTTCCCGAGGAATACCGCGCTGTGACACGGGCGGTCAAAGCGGTAGCCAGTCAACCCATCATCATTGAGGGGATCACCTTCGAACTGCATTATGCCGGTGGTCACGACCACGAAAGCCTGAGCAAATTATTCACACAATTCATATTGGAGTGCCCAGGCAAGTATTACATCGATGAGCGCGACGGTAAGAATTGGGACAGCACGATGCAGAAAGAGACACTGTTGGCTGAGTTGGACGTTTACAAGATGCTGAAGATGAAGGCTGCAGATAGGTTCGGGGCCCGTTGCGCTGAGAACAGAGCTTTCATATCCTGCAAGAAGGGCATTGAGCGCATGTTGATCCGCTACATATCAAGCTGGAAGCGACTCAGCGGCGATTGGAACACATCACTTGGGAACACACTCATATCTATGATGGTGTGTGTGCACGCCATCACTAATCTCCCTGCCCATTTGAAACCAGCTCGTGTGCGGGCTTTGTTCATGGGAGACGATTACTTGGGTGTGTATTATCACAAGGAGTTGCCATGTCCCAAAGATTTATCCCGCGCCCTTGATGCCGGTGAGCAACAGATGGGCATTACCCCTGCGCGGGGCCTATTCGATGATCCGCTGCATGTGACCTTCATCAGTCTATCCGTGTGGCCTACGTTCGACGGCACATATCAGTTCGTGCCACAGCCAGCGAAGCAGCTATGCAAGCTATTTTGGTCGGCCAAACGCCTTCATACGTCACAAGTCCGTGGTTATAGTACAGACATCGCGAAGTGCTTGTGGGCTACGTATCAAGGATTCCCACTGATGATGCAGTTTTTGAAGGCGCACTACCACCCGAACGAGCGTTGCAGCGTCAAGTGGGACCATTACTTCGCAGACCAGCTGCTGATTCGCGTTGCTAACGTTGATTGGCAAAGTGGCTTCGTCTACAAATACGGGATTCCATATTCCGCCACTTTCTTCGAGCTACCCAAAGTTGACGGGGCAGTCCTGCAACACCCAGTCGTTAATGCAATGTTGGAGATTGAGTTGATGGACCCTATGGACAGGAAGGCCTGTCTGTCCCGCCTCCGATGAGATTCCACCTCATTCCTCGCAAATCATTACCACCACCAAGGGATGCTTACAACTTCCCAGCTGGAAGCAAGGAAGCAAAGGCGCAAGATTAAGAGACGGCAAAGGCGTGTGATGAAGACACGTGGCCAGGCAGTGCCACAAATCACCGACCAGCCGGCTAGGGAGCAACGTGATGCTGCAAGGAAGGTTTATCGGGCTGTCACGGCGCGCTTTAAGAATGGCAACCAAGGTGTGCAGGACTTGGCAGAAGCAATGACGATGCCTTGTATGGCGGCAGTACGGTTTCCAACGCAGGACATGCCACGTACGTCCGTCACAGTTTGCACAGACCAGCGCAATGTGTCATCGCCCACGGTGGCCTACTCGAGCTTTCCCACTGGTGATTTGCTCATAGCCTTTTTCGGACAGCCTGGTCGGCTTGCTATGATCTACGGGCCGATCACCAGCGGAGGGACTGGTACGTGGTACTTCACACCTAGCACTGCGACAACAATTGCCCCCGGGCTGACGCGGAGGGTCGAGATACCCGCCAGCACTACTCAGACCTCACCAGTGGGTATGTGGTTGGACCCAGTTGGGGTTTCGGCTGATGTTCCCATTCATGGTCAGACACAGACTGTCGGTAAGCAGGACAACCATACTTACTTGTGGCTGAACACTGGTGATGTTGTCAATTTCAGCTACACCGTAACGGCAGTTCCCACACAAGGAACCATCATGATGAGAGTTGTGAGGTACCAGGGGCCAAACAGCTCCTATGAGGACATTGCTGATTTTACGATGGGTGTCAACATTTCGGGTACTGGTAGTTACACACACTCATCAGCTGCAGGCTACATTGCATTTGTGGTCGACAGTTATTCCGCATCA